GGAATGGGAGCCTGATACCTTCCTGATTGAAGCTAAAGCGTCCGGTTTGCCTTTGATTCATGAATTGAGGAAGGCTGGGGTGATGGTATCTGAGTTCACCCCCACCCGAGCGTCCGGGGATAAGGTGATGCGCGCCAATTCAATCTCTGACATATTTGCATCAGGGGTTGTTTGGGCGCCAACGGGTAATTGGGCGAATGAAGTGATTGAGGAGTGTGCGTCGTTTCCTGTTGGGGCGCATGATGACTATGTGGATACGGTCATTATGGCTCTTATGAGGTACAGGCAGGGCGGTTTATTGAGGCTTCCCAGCGATGATGAAGATGATTATACTCCCCAAACTAGGGCAGAGTATTACTAGGTGGTGGTATTTGTGGTAAAATGGCTTGACAGGGGTGTTTTACTTGGACCATACCCCGTTTATGGAGAGTTTTAATGAGTATTGATAAGCCTTTGGAGTATTCACCGGGCGAGAAGCCTGCCGATGTTACTATTGGTGTTGTGAATCCCGAGGCCGTTACCATTGAAACTGAAGATGGTGGCGCCATTGTTATCTTTAATCCAGAGTTTGAGGATGAAGGTGAGCCGGAATTTGGTTCTAACCTAGCTGATTATATTGATGATAGTAAACTTGGGCGTATTTCACAGGAATTAGTCACTCATTTTGACAATGATATTCGTTCTAGGGCTGATTGGGAAAAGACATACAAGAGTGGTCTGGACCTTTTAGGCTTGAAGATTGAGGACCGTTCTACCCCTTGGGCTGGGGCCTGTGGGGTGTTTCACCCTATTCTGTCTGAGGCGGCGGTTCGGTTCCAATCTCAGTCCATTATGGAAACTTTTCCGGCTGGTGGCCCTGTTCGCACTAAGTTTGCCGGTAAAATTACGCCTGAAAAGGAAAAACAGGCGCTTCGAGTTAAGGATGATTTGAATTATTTTCTCACTAGCAGGATGAGTGAGTATCGTTCTGAGCATGAGAGGATGCTGTTTAGCCTTCCTCTGGCTGGGGCTGCGTTTAAGAAGGTGTATTATGACCCTTCGTTTGGGCGCCCGGTGGCTATGTTTGTTCCTGCTGAGGATTTTGTGGCGCCGTATGGGGCTTCTGATTTGGTTTCCTGCCCCCGCTATACCCACATCATGTATAAATATCCCAATGAATTGAAGAAGTTGCAGGTTTCAGGGTTCTATCGGGACATTGATTTGCCTGAACCTGTGACGCAGATTAGTCAAATTCAGCAGAGTAAGAATGAATTGACGGGCGAGACTGAGGCTAATGCTGATGATCGCCACCAACTCCTTGAAATGCACGTTGAATTGGATATTGAGGGGTATGAGGACAAAGATAAGAACGGGGAACCCACGGGTATTGCCCTGCCTTATGTTGTCACTATTGACCGCCAGAGTGGCTTGATTCTTTCTATCTATCGGAACTGGCGCCAAGATGATCCGTTGAAATTGAAGCGGATGCACTTTGTTCAATATGGATATGTTCCTGGGTTTGGTTTCTATGCCTTTGGTTTGATTCATTTGATTGGTGGTATTGCCAAGTCTGCCACCTCCATTCTTAGGCAGTTGGTGGATGCTGGTACGCTGGCTAATCTTCCGGCTGGTTTGAAGGCCCGTGGCTTGCGTATTAAGGGTGATAGTACGCCTTTGATGCCGGGCGAGTTTAGGGACGTTGACGTTCCTTCTGGCGCCATTAAGGACGCTATTACCTTCCTTCCGTACAAAGAGCCTTCTCAGGTGCTTTCTGCCTTGCTGGGGACGATGGTTGAAGAAGGGCGCCGGTTTGCTTCTATTGCTGATTTGCAGATTGGGGATTCTAACCAGCAAGCCCCTGTAGGTACTACTTTGGCCCTAATGGAACGGGCCATGAAGGTTATGTCTGCTGTCCAAGCGAGGCTTCATGCTTCCTTGGCGCAAGAGTTGGATATTCTGGTTGAGATTATCAAGACCCATTCTCCCGATGAATATGAGTATGAGACTGATCCTGGCGCCACTCGCAGTAAAGATTATGACGACCGGATAGATGTTATTCCAGTTACCGATCCTAACGCGGCTTCATTGTCGCAGCGGGTGGTTCAATATCAGGCAGCCCTACAGTTAGCGTCACAAGCGCCTAATATGTATGATTTGCCTGAACTTCATCGGCAGATGCTCGCTGTTCTTGGTATCAATGATATTGACAAAATTATCCCTTCGACCAAAGACAAACGGCCTGCCGACCCTATTTCAGAGAACATGGATATTTTGAACGGCAAGCCTGTTAAGGCGTTCATTTATCAGGATCATGAAGCCCATATTCAGGCTCATATGTCATCCATGCAGAACCCAAAGATTATGGCGCTGATTGGGCAGAACCCAATGGCCGGGGGTATTCAGGCTGCTATGATGGCGCATATTAACGAGCATATTGCCTTCCAGTATCGCCGTGAGATTGAAGAACAGCTTGGGGTGCAGTTGCCAG